AAGCGCATCCACCCAACCCAGAAACCAGTCAATCTTTATCGTTGGCTAACCCAGAAATACATACAGCCAGGGTGGAATGTGCTGGATACGCATGTGGGGAGTGCCAGCAGCCTGATTGCCTTCGAGGAGTCAGGGGTACGTTATGTGGGATTTGAGAAGGATCCAGGAATGTATCAAAAGTCCAGGAAGAGGCTGGATGATTTTAGGATGCAGTTGACGCTGAGAGATTTTGGAATTTAGGAGGTGAATCCGGATGAAGAACGCAGAAGGCTATCCTGACCCGACAGCAGGGAAGGCGATCCATAGGGCAGACAAGCAGCCGGACAATGTGGAATTGGTAATTCGGCTGATGAAGGCTGCTGCCAGAGAGTGCAATGTGGAAATTATTGGACGGATAGCAATTAGAGATGAAACTGGAAGAGTTTGGAGGTGATGCCGTTGGATAAGCAGATTTTAGAGCAGTACATAGATGCGTGCGAGCTGATTAAGGACACTAAGGATGAGATTCGGAAGCTGAGGAAGCACCGCAGCCAGATGCAGAAGGACAGCGTTAAGGGCTCTGCACATGAGTTCCCTTACACCTTACAGACCTATCATCTGGAGGGGCTTGGGTATGCAGCCGTTAAGGACCCGGATGAGTTGGAACGTATGGAGGAATTGCTGGCGGAACGGATCCGGAACGCAGAGAAGATCAAGCGCCAGGTGGAAGCATGGCTCAATACAGTTTCGCCCAGGATGCAGCGGATTATCCGGTATAGGGTGTTTGAGGATATGACTTGGGCGCAGGTGGCTGTGAAGATGGGGCGGAAGGCTACAGCGGATAGTGTAAGGATGGAGTTTGAAAGATTTATGTTAGCGGCATAAAGTTTGTTCGATTTGTTCACACTGTTCGGTTTTGAAATGTTATAGTGTATCATGAAGCCAAAGGCATACAGCCGACGGCTTACACTTAAATCGACGGTCGCCAGGGCGCTACAGTCGGGTGGCCGGTTCGTCTGGCTCTGGTTCCATCCCAGGGCTGGACGCCCCCTTCTCCTATATGGATCCTTAGCTCAGTCGGTAGAGCAGCTGGCTTGCAAACCACATCGTCCCAGGTTCGATTCCTGGAGGGTCCGTTGGTTTTTCTTTTGCATGATTTTCCTTCTCTGGAAAGGCTCCTGCTTCGGCGGGGGCTTTTCTTTTTGTCAACATATTGTGGATAACGTGGTGATAAGTACAAGATATTGAAATGGAGGTGAGCCTGATGGCAAAGAAGACGGTCGGAAGGCCGCCCAAGTATGAGAGCAAAGAACAGATTGAAAGCCTGATTGAGCAGTATTTTAAAGATTGTGAAGGTGAAATACTGAAAGACACGGAAGGAAACCCAATTTTAAATAAATGGGGGAATCCGGTTATCATCAATCAGAGGCCGCCCACAGTCACGGGCTTGGCGCTTGCGCTGGGGTTTGCGAGCAGACAGGCACTGTTAAACTACCAAGGCAAAAAAGAATTTAATGACACGATAACGCGTGCAAAGACTAGAGTGGAGCAGTACGCAGAAGAGCGTCTATTTGACCGTGACGGATCTAATGGGGCAAAGTTCAGTCTGAGCAATAATTTTTCTGGATGGGGAGAGAAGCCTCCTTCTGATCTCGATGAGGAGGAACAGCGCGCCCGCATCGCTCAGATCAAAGCCCAGACGGATAAGCTGAAAGGCACTGATAATGATGCAGAGCTGAGCCGCCTGGATGAGGTCCTGGGTGAGATCAAAGGAGTTGTGTGATATGCCATTTTCTGATAAGCAGCAGGAATTTTTTCAGAACGCAAGCCACCGATGGAATATCAAGGTGGGGGCTACACGTTCAGGAAAGACCTATATGGACTATTATGTAATCCCTAAGAGAATCCGCGCCAGAGTTGGAAAAGAGGGCTTGGTGGCAATCCTGGGTGTTTCTAAGGGCACGATCCAGCGAAACATCGTCGAGCCCTTACAGCGTATCTGGGGCACAAACCTTGTGGGGGATATCAACTCTCAAAACATCTGCCCCATGTTTGGTGAGGATGTTTACTGCCTGGGTGCTGAGAAGGTCAGTCAGGTATCCAAGATCCGTGGATCTTCGCTGAAATACTGCTATGGTGATGAGGTAGTGGACTGGAATCAGGATGTATTCAATATGCTAAAATCCCGTCTGGATAAGCCGTATTCCTGTTTTGACGGGGCTTGTAATCCGGATGCTCCGCAGCACTGGTTTAAGCAGTTTCTGGATTCGAATGCAGATATTTACTGTCAGAAGTATGAGATATTCGATAATCCGTTTTTAAGCCCTGTATTTGTGGATGAGCTTTGCAAGGAGTACAAAGGGACAGTCCTGTATGACCGGTATATCCGGGGCCTGTGGGTAGCGGCGGAAGGCTCCGTGTATAAGTTGATGTGCGATGCAATATCCAGTGGAGGAGATAATCCGTTTGCAATCCAAGAGAAACCCAAGAGTATCATGCAGATCAACATTGGTGTGGACTTTGGTGGATCCGGCTCCGGCCATGCGTTTGTTGCTACGGCCTATTCCAGGGCATACCACAGCATTATTGCCCTTGCCAGCGAGCGGCATATGAGCAAAAACGGAAGCATTGATCCAGATAAGCTGGGGGATCTGTTTGTGGACTTCTGCCTGAAGATTATAAACCTGTACGGATTTATCACGGCTGTTTACTGCGACAGTGCAGAGCAGACGCTGATTGCAGGCTTAAGGACGGCGGTCAGGAAGTCGGGTTTTGGCTGGATCCGGATCGAGAACGCGCTTAAGACAACGATCAATGACCGGATACGATTCACGCAGCGGATGCTCAGCCAGCACCGCTTTTTTTACATACAGGACCAGTGCAAGACATTGGAGGATGCTCTTACTACAGCTCTCTGGGACGAAAAGAAGAGCCTTGTGGAAGATGTGCGGCTGGATGATGGTACCAGTGACATAGATACGCTGGATGCGTTTGAATATACGTTTGAGCGGGATATCAGCCGGTTTATCCGGTACGAATAGAGGTGATGAGAATGAAGTTTTCAAAGATGCTGACGGCAGTCACGGAGATATTGAATCAGGATTCCAATACGCAGGTGGATGTGTGCCTGACCTCACAGATGGCCTCTGCGATTGAGCTATGGACAGCCATGTACGAGAATCATGCTCCATGGGTAGACCGGAAAAAAGTAAAAAGTGCACAGATCCCGGCAGCCATCGCCTCAGAGATTGCCAGGCTGGTGACACTGGAAATGCAGTCTGAGATTACCGGCGGGGAAGCTGCTGCATATCTGAACCAGGAGTACCAGAGGAACGTTCTGTCTGACCTGCGGCGCTATGTGGAGTATGGGTGTGCAAAAGGCGGCCTGATCCTTAAGCCATATATGACTAAGACAAGGCTTGCAGTCCAGTATGTGCAGGCAGACGGCTTTTTCCCTCTGTCCTTTGATGATTCAGGCCGGATCCTGCAATGTGTATTTACAGAGCAGTTCCGGAAAGGGAAAAAGATATATACCCGGTTGGAAGTACACACGCTACAGAATGATATGATCCATATCACAAACAGGGCTTTCGTGGCAACCAATGATTACAGCCTGGGGACAGAAATAGAGGTCAGCAGTGTTGATCGATGGTCTGAGCTGGTGCCGGAGCTTTCGCTTGCAGGATCAGACCGGCTCCTGTTTGGGTATTTCAAGGTCCCTATGGCAAATGCGGAGGACACAGACAGCCCGTTGGGGGTATCGGTATATTCCAGGGCAGACGAGCTGATAGCAGAAGCAGATCAGCGGTATTCAAACATCTGCTGGGAGTATGAGGGCACGCAGCTTGCAGTACATATCGCGGAGAGCCTGTTAAAATACAATACAGACCAGAATAAGTTTGAATATCCAGGAGGCAAAGAGAGGCTATACCGCAGAGTAAGTTATGCGACTGGTGCAACGGATAAGCCGTTTATTGATGTATTCTCTCCGGCAATCCGGGACACAGCCTTGTTTAATGGATTCAACGCCCAGCTGAGGTTGATCGAGTTTTCCTGCAATCTGGCCTACGGTACCCTGTCAGATCCCCAGAACGTGGACAAGACGGCTACGGAAATCAAAGTCAGCAAACAGAGATCATACACATTTGTTTCGGATACGCAGATGGCCTTACAGAGGGCGTTGGAAGATCTGGTATACGCCATGAACTTCTGGGCTGCGCTGTATGGCCTGATTCCACCGGGAAATGATTATCAGGTATCCTTTGTATGGGATGACAGCATCATTGTGGATGCAGAAGAAGAACGCCAGACCGACCGGCAGGATGTGGCTATGGGCGTAATGCCTCTGGCTGAGTACCGCAGTAAGTGGTACGGCGAGACATTGGAGGAGGCTGCTAAAAATCTGCCGGAGCCTGCATTGGTAGAGGAGTGATACCATGACACCCGAAGAACTGGAGAAGCTGCCAAAGCCATTAGAGCGCACCATGACAGCGCTGGAGCTGTCTGTTATGTCTGAAATCATACAGCGTATAAATGAGGTATCCCAGATTACTCCGGTGATTGACTGGCTGCTGATCCGGATGGATGCTGTTGGCAAGAGCCGGAAAGGGATCAAGCGCCTGCTTCAGGAGGGGATTGAATCAGCAGGGCTTGATATCGACCAGATCTACGATCAGGCTGCACAGTCTGATTATATCCGCAACAAGGCTATTTATGAGGCCGCAGGCCGGGACTATCTGCCTTATGAAGAAAACCAATGGCTCCAGCAAGTTGTGGAAGCGGTCAGGGAACAGACCAGGGACAGCCTGAGGCCGATGGAAAACATCACCCAGACAACCGGGTTCAATGTGCAGATGGGAGGACGAAAGGTATTCACGCCGCTGTCGGAGTATCTGGAGCGCAGCCTGGACAAAGCCATGCTGGGGATCACTACCGGTACAAGGACGTACAGTCAGGCCATAGGGGAAGTCATTGACGAGATGACAGCCAGCGGCATCCGGACCGTGGATTATGCGTCTGGAAAATCCGACCGGATTGAGGTGGCTGCAAGGCGTGCGGTGATGACGGGCGTAGCCCAAATGGTTGATAAGGTGAATGAGAAGAACGCCAAGGAGTTGGGGACAGATTACTGGGAAGTAGACTGGCACATGGGGGCCAGAAACACAGGGGCTGGGTACCTGAACCATCAGAGCTGGCAGGGGAAGGTTTACTCCTCTGAGGAGATGCGGACAGTCTGCGGATTGGGGGAGATGCTGGGATTTGCCGGTATTAACTGCTACCATATCCGTTTTCCCTTCCTTCCAGGTATCAGCAAACGGAGGTATACAGATGAGTGGCTGGAAGAACAGAACCGGAAAGAAAATGAAAAAAAGCTGTTTAATGGGCGTGAATACGATACATATGGAGCCTTACAGTATCAACGGCGCTTGGAGCGCACGATCCGGAAACAGAAGCAGGATGTTAAGCTTTTAGAGGAGGCTAAGGCTGATCAGGATGATATTACAGCGGCTAAGAGCAGGCTGAGGCTGACGAACAAGACCTATGTAGAGTTTTCTAAGGAAATGGGGCTCAGGCAGCAGCGGGAACGGCTGAGGATCGCAAAAAATATATCCGGGAGAGAAAAGACTTTTATTCGTACAGAAACAGAAAGTGCGAATATTGAGAATCTTCGTAAGGGCAGCAATGTTGTTGACTTAAAGAAGATTGAAACGGATCTGTTCAGAAGTAAATTTACACAACTTACTGGAAATTCAGCAGTAAATGATTCTTTAAGGAAATATGCAAGAGCCATGCTTGTCCATAGAAACGGAAGTGACGGAGAAGATCTGTATATTATCAGTGCGAAGAGCGGAAAAAGGCTTTTTTCTAAAACAAGCGGATCTAATGACCTGGGAGTGGAATTATCCAAAGAAGAGATCGAGAAGATTCGGAGTTATGCTAAAACAGAGGGGATTATAGGGATGCACAATCACCCAACAAATTTATATCCTACAGGAGGAGATTTTGTATCTGCTGGAGCAAGAGGATATGCATTTGGAGTAGTAGTCACCCATGATGGAAGAGTGTTCCAGTATAAAGCCGGAGATAAACCATTTCGCAGTGAATATTTTAATAAGACCGTTGACAAATATGTTTCCAAGCCATACACTTATGGCATAGAAGATGCACAGCTGATTGCATTAAAAGAATTTGAAAAGGAGTTTGGAATTGAATGGAAGGAGTTAAAATAAGGGGTAAGGATGCCATAGTCCATGAAGAAATGACAGAAGAGGAAAGAAATGCAGAATTAGAACGATTGAAAAAGGAAAGTGAAGATTTAACCGAATGGGAAGAAGAGTAGATACCACCAGTCAGTAATGGCCGGTGGTTTTTTATACCCATTTTTAGCGTTGTGACGTCGCAACAGGAAGGAATACACAATGAGTAGATTTCTAAACTGGCTGAAACGGTTCTTTTGCAGGGCGAATCCTGAATGTGAGCACCTGTATAAAAAGCACTGGTGCCGTCGCCATGGCCCTTATGGCGGGTATGTGAGGTGGTGTGTCAAGTGCGGAAAAATTAGTCATAGCAAGTCATAGAATTAGTCATAGACACGCAGGCGGTGCCTGGGTGTTATTTTTACGCCTTTTTCGGTCAGATGATGAGACCTAAAACAGTCATTCGTTTGGTGGACGGTTACACACCTATAAATAACCTAATGGCGAATCAATACAAAGAAAGGATGCAGGAAATGAAAACAGAAGATTTACAGGCAAAGGGTCTGACACAGGAGCAGATTGATTATGTAATGGCCGAATATGGTAAGGAGCTTAACGGGATTAAGCAGGACCGGGATAACTACAAGACCCAGCTTGCAGCGGCGCAGACTACGCTTAAAAGTTTTGAGGGCGTAAATGTCCAGGAGCTTCAGGGCAAGATCACACAGCTGACTGCTGATCTGGCAAACAAGGAAACAGAGTATCAGAAGCAGATTGCCGACAGGGATTTTAATGACCTGTTAAAGGCAACGGCAGAGGGCTATAAGCCAAGGAATCTGAAAGCCGTCATGCCATTCCTGGACGTTGAAAAGCTGAAAGGCAGCAAGAACCAGGAAGCAGACATCAAGGCCGCCCTGGATGCGGTGAAGAAGGACAATGCATATCTGTTTCAGGATGTCAGTATTCCCAGGGTGGTGTCTTCTACGCCTGGCCCGGGCGGTGCAGCGACGGAGGACACAAAAGCCAGAGCCAATGCAGCATTAAGAAACATTTTAGGAAGAGAATAAGGAGGTAAACAATATGGCAGTACATATTACAAGCAGGGCCGATGCAGAGGCCATTATCCGTGAGCAGGTGGTATCCACTATTTTTCAGGACGCTCCCAAACAGTCAGTATTTATGTCTTTGGCGCGCAAGCTGCCGAATATGACAAGCAACCAGACCCGCATCCGCGTACTGGATTTCCTGCCAACTGCTTACTGGGTAAACGGTGATACCGGTATGAAGCAGACCAGCAAGCAGGCATGGGATAATGTGTATATCAATGCGGCAGAGCTGGCAGTCATCATTCCGATTCCGGAGGCGGTACTGGATGATGCAGAGTTTGACATTTTCGGAGAGATCACTCCGAGGGTGAATGAGGCGATCGGCCAGAAGGTGGACAGTGCCATTATCTTTGGCGTGAACCGTCCGGCAGAGTGGCAGAACGATATTGTTACTCTGGCACGTCAGGCAGGTAATAACGTAGCACCTAGCGGCAGCCCTGATTATTATGATCTGATTCTTGGAGAAGGCGGTGTTATTTCCAAGGTAGAGGAAGATGGTTATATGTCCACAGGTGCTCTGGCATCCATGGGAATGAGGGCAAAACTGAGAGGGATTAAGGCTACGGATGGAACCCCGATCTTTAAGTCAGATATGCAGGGATCCACAAACTATGCACTGGATGGTGCGCCTATGTATTTCCCGCAGAACGGTGCATTTGACAATACGATCGCTCAGCTGATTATTGGTGATTTCAAACAGGCTGTATACGCGATCCGTCAGGATATCACTGTAAAAATCCTGGATCAGGGTGTTATTCAGGATCCTGCTACAAAAGAAATCGCTTACAACCTGGCTCAGCAGGACATGGTGGCGCTGCGTGTCGTATTTCGTATGGGATGGGCGCTCCCGAACCCTGCAACCAGGATGGATGAGGATCGTGTGGGCTGTCCGTTTGCTTATCTGGAGCCAGCGACGGCAATGACCACCCAGAAGGTTACATTTACAGTCAAGGACAACAACAGTGAGCCGAAAGCGGTTGAAGGTGCCATTGTAGACGTCAATGGTTCCAGACTGAAAACCAATGCTTCCGGCGTGGCAGAGTTCCATCTGCGTCCGGGCACCTATCCGGCAAAGATCAAGAAGAGTGGGTATGGCACTGTGACAGAAACAGTGACCGTGGACAAGTCCGCAGTACCTAAAGCAGTTACCCTGATCCCGAATGCGTAGAAAGGAGCTGGGCGCTGATGAGTTATGCAGATGAAGGATTCTATACAGACCGATATTTGTTAGGCCGTAAGCCGGTCATCAGCGCCGGCTTTGACTTCTATTCCCGTCAGGCCAGCCAGGTGATTGACAGCTATACGTTCGGACGTTTAAAGCAGACGGCGAAGATTCCGGAGGCGGTGCGCCTGTGCTGCTGTGAGCTGGCAGAGGCTGAGCTTTCCAGAGAAAAGCAGAAGAGGGATTCTGGTGGGAAAACGTCCGAGAAAATTGGAACCTATTCCGTCAGCTTTGCCTCTTCGGGAGAGCGCGATTCTGCATATGCCAGGGAACAGGAGGCCATCGTGATGAAATGGCTTGGAGGTACCGGCCTGTGTTATCAGGGGGTGTGAGATGTATACCAATGCAGATGTGACATTATACCTGTACAGCAAAGAGGGCAGGGACGTACGATATACCCGTGTCCCCATTGAGGGAGTGTACTGGGAGGATGTGCAGCAGTCCACATTTCTGAAGACAGGGCAGAAGGATGCGGCTTCTGTCCTGCTGGTAATCCCGTATGAGAGCCTGAATCGTCCGTTGCGTATCACCAGAGGAAAAGATCTGGCTGTCAAAGGGATTATTACGGATGAAATCGACAGCAGCACGCAGGAAGCCTTGTCGAAGTCATTGGCAGCCTTAAAGGCGTCCCATGATTATGTGACCGTTACCACAGCAGATGAACGGCTGTATGGCAGTGAATCCGTGTGGCATTATGAGCTGTCCTGCAAGTAAGGTGGCATTATGGAGGTTGAATTTGAAATGAAGTCCACCGAGGCTCTTCTGAGAGCCCGTGGCTTGCAGAAAAATGGGCCGGTACAAAAGCTGGTAGACAGTGAGTGCATGAGGTACATGTCCTCATATATGCCACGCAGACAGGCGGGAGAGCTGGAACACATGATGGCTATGGCGACTGTGGTCGGATCCGGGCAGATCGACATTCCTGGGCCTTACGCTCATTACCTCTATGAGGGCATTGTGTATGAAGATCCTGAATTAAAATGTGCTGGTTGGATATCCAATACTCCAGGGCCATATTTTGGTCAGTGGTATTCCCGGAAGGGTGTAATCAAGGTTCGCACAAACCGGGAATTGACATACACTGGGGCTCCCATGCGTGGCAAGAAGTGGTTTGAGAGGATGAAGGCAGACCACAAGGATGATATCCTCCGGGCGGCGCAGGCTCTGGCAGATAGGAGGGGAAGTTCATGACCATCATAGACTATATGCGTCAGACATTGACGGAGTATCCAAAGATTTCTGAGTTTCTGGCCGGAGATGAGATCCATATTGATTTTACGGAGCCAGACCCGGTCAATTACGGCCTGACCAGTAACGGGGACAGCCTGGTAAAGGAGGATGTGCTGGGAAACCAGATCCGGCAGCATAATTTTGTTATGTATGCGGTTGGTCAGTCCTTTACAGATTATAACCGGCTAGCAAACAGCAACTTCCTTCTGGAGCTGTCACTCTGGCTGGAGAGGCTGCCTCCCGGGGATGAGCTTACATTTCAGGCCGGAGAACAGGAACTAAAGGGAACTTTTTTAAAGGCAACCACAGCCAATGCAATGAGCATGGGGCTGATGGGGGACACCGTTGACAGTGGCGTAATGTATCAGCTGCAGATCTACGCCCAGTACAAAATAGAAAGCGAGGAATTTTAAATGCCAGAAGCAGTAACAGGGAAAATCAAACGTAAATTCATGGCGCACTATATTGATTCGGTAGCTCCGGGAGCAGGATCAGAGGCGGCAAAATATGTCCGCTTAGGCAAGGATCTGGAAGAGTTCAATGTGGAAATGAACGCCAATGTGGAAACTAAAAACAATATTTTAGGTGAAACTTCTGTAAATCTGGACAGCTATCAGCCTCAGGCATCTGCTGAACCGTATTATGCAGAGATTGGCGATCCTCTGTTTGAACGGTTGCAGGCAATCATTGATAAGCGCCAGACTTTGGATGATCTGAAGACTTCCGTGGTGGAAGTGCATCTTTGGGACGAGGATGAGTCAAAGACTGGCTCCTATGTGGCATATAAAGAAGATGCCATTATTGAGGTTTCCAGCTATGGCGGTGATACAACCGGATACCAGATCCCGTTTAATGTACACCATACCGGCAACAGGGTGAAGGGCTTGTTTACGTTGGCTACTAAGGCGTTTGTAGAAGATGGGAAAGAATGAAGAGGGGTCCGAATGAGAAGTCTTAATTTTAATGATGGTTATGAGAGTTTCATGGTTAATGATGATCCAAGCCGGGTAATACGGTTTAATCCGGCTGATCCGGAGATTATTAACCGTGTTCTGAGCGTTCAGAATGAATTTAGCGCTTACCAGATCCCGGAAGGGATTGAGCTGAATCCGGACGGAAGCCCTAAAACGGATTTGGAAAAGAACGGGGCATATGTGGCTGAATTTACGGTTGCCATGCGTAAGGCCTTTAATGGCATTTTTAATGCGGATGTGTATGACACGATTTTTGCAGGCCAGTCCCCGTTATGCATTATCGGTCAGAATTATCTTTTTGAAGAGGTTTTAAATGGATTGCTGGAACTGATGCAGCCGGCTGTAAAAGCCTATAACGAAAAGAACCGAGAGAAGATGAACCAGTATTTAAAGGACGTGGAAGCCGATGAAGTTCCTGCCGGACAGCCTTGAAGTGGGCGGAGTTACATATCCGATTGAAACAGATTACCGTAATATCCTGATTTTTCTGTCTGCCTGTACAGATCCGGATCTGACAGCCGCCCAAAAGCTTGAAATATTGCTAAGAAGGCTGTACAGGAAGGGATACAGCCAGATTCCTCAAGAACATATAGGGGAAGCTATCTTGCAGGCGAAATGGTTTGTGGACTGCGGCAGGGAAGATGATGACAAAAGACCCGCTAAAAAGATGATGGACTGGGAGCAGGATGAAGCGATCCTGTTCCCTGCGGTCAATAAAGTAGCCGGTATAGAAACACGAGCTGTCCCCTATCTTCACTGGTGGACATTTGCCGGGTATTTCATGGAGATTGAGGAGGGAACGTTTTCTACAGTTCTGGGAATCCGCCAGAAAAAGGCCAAGGGGAAGCGGTTGGAAAAATGGGAAGAGGAATTTTACAGAAATAACAAAAAGCTGTGTGATCTGAAGAACCGGTATACGGAAGAAGAACAGAAAGAGATTGATTATTGGAATAAGCTATTGGGTTAGGCACCGGAAGGTGTCTTATTTTATGCCCGGAAATGAGGTGAGAGCATGGCAGCAGATGGAAGCCTGCGGTTTGATACAGGAATCAATACAGAGGGATTCAAAGATGGTATTTCAGTATTAAGTAAAGCGATGGACAGGCTGACAAAAGCAGTGGATCAATTATCTTCTAATATTATAACCCGTTTTGGGGCCACAGAGCATTCTATGCAGAAAGTGGCTGAAGGAGCGGAGAAAGCATCAGAAGAAATTGAGTCTATTGGCAGTTCCGCTGATCGGTCGACAGAAAGAGTAAAAAGCTTGCAAGAACAGATGGATGCAATCAGCGTGCATACAATGCAGGACTCTGCTGCTGATGTGGCAACCGCAGCCCCAGTATCTGTTCCAGTAGCGGCATCCGATATGGGATATAATCCAGAAGCAATGTCAGCAGTGTTTGGAAAAGCAGCAGAAGATATACGCAGTTGGTCGGATGCAATTAACATGTACGGTCAGCAGGCGGGATTTGCATTGAACGATCTGGAGCGGGATGCAGCAGAGGCAGGGCAGGCAATATCAAGCGGAGCCGATCAGGCAGAGAATACGGTGCAGAGGTATGTGGGTTTTAAGGATTCTGTAATCGGGGCCTTTAAAAATATGCCAAGAGCGTTTGCTCTTATTCCAAAAGCATTATCGTTAGAAATTTCCAAGATACCAGGGATTGTAAAGAGTGGTTTTTCCAAAGCGTCAGGAGTCATATCAGGATTCGGAAAAGCACTTGGAAAAGGGCTTGCGGGAAAAGCAAAATCGGCTGTGGCAAGTTTAAAAGCACTGTCCAAGCCTGCCAATAAGGCAGCAAAGAGCATTTTAAAATTATCTAATATGTTTAAGCTGATGCTCATTCGTATGGCAATGCGCGCGGTTGTTCAGGGCGTAAAAGAGGGAATGCAAAATCTAGTACAGTATTCAGGAGACGCCAATCAAGCCATGTCGGAATTGACATCAAGTATGACATACGCCAAAAACAGTTTTGCGGCTGCTTTTGCACCGATTTTGTCTTTTGTAGTGCCAGCAATTACAGTGCTTATCAATGCCCTGGCTACAGCGGTAGGATATGTAAATCAATTTTTCTCCGCTTTAGGCGGGAAAGGTACGTTTGTCCGAGCTAAAAAAGTAAATCAGGATTATGCAGCTAGCCTGAAAAAGACCGGAGGCGCAGCAAAGCAGGCAGGAAAGGACGCGAAAAAGGCACTGGCCCCGTTTGATGATCTGGTACAGATCCAAAGAGAAGGTGCGGATGGCTCCTCTGGTGGATCAGGTGGAGGTATAGATCCCTCACAGATGTTTGAAACCGTAGCAATCGATCAGGGAATCAGTGATTTTGCAAATAAGCTGAAAGAACTGTGGCAGGCCGGAGATTGGGAAGGTATTGGACAGCTTATCGGTCAGAAGATCAATAATTCAGTCCAGAAGTTTACGGACTATATAAGCTGGGACAATGTAGGCGCTAAGATCACTGCATTTGTGACCGCATTTACTACGCTGTTTAACAGCCTGGTCGCAAATATTGATTGGTATTTGATTGGTATCATGATGGGTACAGGGATCAATACGTTAGCAAATACCCTATATCTGCTTCTTACTCAGATTGACTGGCTTATGCTGGGATCAGCTCTAGCAACGGGGCTTAATGGTATGGTCGCTATGATTGACTGGAATTTATTCGGAGCCACTCTGGGAGCATTTTTCCAAGCAAAAATTTCGGGTCTGTATGGTTTTGTGGATACTGCTGACTGGCCATTGATTGGACAGGCTATTGGAAATGGGCTTAATGGAACCATATCACAAATTGACTGGGGAATGCTTGGGCTGTTATTTGCTACAGGATTAAGTGGATTATTTGCTATTGCCGGAAATTTTGCTCAGACGTTTGACTGGACAGGATTCGGTAGCTCAATCGCCTTGAGCCTAAGTACGTTTTTCCAGACATTTGATTGGGCCGGATCTGGTACAGCCATCAGCGATATAATAATTGGAATTTTGGATGCGCTCCTTACTGTAATTATTCAAACAGATTGGTGGGCTTTTGGTGAAGGCATTGCAACTGCGATAGAACATATCGATTGGACAACAGTGGCTAACCGTTTTTTTGCAGTTATTGGGGCTGCGCTGGGCGGATTTGCTGCTTTCTTGGGTGGATTGCTTTCTGATGGCGTAGAAGGGGCTAAAAATTACTTCCAAGAGAAAATAGAGGAATGTGGAGGAAATGTGGTAGATGGCATCCTTATGGGAATTGTGGATGGAATGAAATCTATCGGTACATGGATAAAGAATAATATTTTCACTCCATTCATGAATGCATTTAAGGATGCATTCGGAATCCACAGCCCTTCTACCGTTATGGCTGAAATGGGCCAGTACCTCTGGGATGGCTTCTGTAATGGTATTAAAGAGTTTTTCTCAAATCCCGGAGCATTTATTAAGGCAAACATTACGGATCCATTTGTGAACGGCTTGAAGAGCCTTCTTGGAATCCATAGCCCGTCTACTGTTCTGGCAGGAATCGGCTCTTACACAGTGCAGGGATTTAACCAGGGCGTGACGAGCGAACAGACTGCTTCCCAGAATGTGGTACAGTCATGGGCTTCCGGCGTGGCAAACTGGTTTTCAGAAAAGTTTGGAATCGGAACAGGGGATTCTACGGAATCCAAGAAGTGGGCCAACAGCATTATGTCAGGATTTAACAATACCGTAAGGAAGAATTATACCCAGTCCCAGACAGTAATGGAAACATGGGCCGAAAACGTAAGGAAGTGGTTCGTGGGTGTTGATGAAAACCAGGGGGTAAATGAACTTTCCTGGACGAAATTCGCAAACCTTATTATCCAGGCATTTAAAACCAAAATAGAAGGCAGCCATTCTGAAACACAGGGGCCTGTAGAAAAGTGGGCCAGAAATGTCAGGGAATGGTTCTGGGGAGACGGTGATCCTCAGGGAACCGGAGGAATGTATGCAGCATTCTACGACATGGCAAAGCGGATCAATGAGGGCTTTGCAAATGGTATCAGTGATTTTGCATACATGGCAAAGGACGCGATCCGGAAGTGGGCGGCTGAGGCAATGGAAGAAGCTGAAGAAGAGTTTGATATCAATTCTCCCTCAAAAGAGTTTTACAGCATTGCTGAGTATGTGGTCCGTGGATTCAACGACGGAATCGCTGATATGGCAAGATCGTCCCGTAGTATTGTCCAGGACTGGCTGGATGGTGTTATGGATGTATTTGACGGCGTACAGATCCAGCTGCCCGTAGGGATTGATATTCCTAATGCGGTTTCGCATCTGCCTAAGATGGCAAGCGGAAGCATTGTACCGCCGCGGGCAGGTGATATGTCTGCATCTATGCGGGACAAATCCTACGAAGAGGAAGAGGTATTATCCAGTCTGATTGCAAAGCTTGATGCATTACTTAGCCGGATGCAGAGGGACGGCAGCCAGCCGATCCAGATTGTATTAAATCTGACTGGGAGTATGGCGGCACTGGCAAGAGCATTAAAGCCAGAGCTTGACCGTGAGGCGGCGCGTAGAGGCGTAAGCCTGGTAGTGATAGGAGGAACCTGATGGCGGACAGTGTATTTTTAATGGATGGCAGAGCGTATAACGTGGAAGTGGAGGCCGATTCCCTGGAACGTAGTTTTGCAGTGACAGATACCGATCAGTCAGGGCGCACCATGGACTATACTATGGAACGTGATGTGATCGGCACGTTTTATAATTACGCCATGAAGGTATACCCAAAAGATGGGGACGCAGCCTCCTATGATGCATTTTATGACGCTGTTTCGGATCCCAATGCGGATAGCCACGAAATGACGTTCCCATATGGACAGGAGACATTAACCTTTCGCGCATACGTTACACAGGGCAAAGACAAGCTCCGTATCCGGAACGGAAAGAACCTGTGGGGAATGGATGGCCTGTCATTGAATTTCACGGCAATGGAACCGCAGAGGAGGCGATAGGAAATGAAATGGGATATTAGGGTGGAGAGCAACGGGCAGCAGCCATATGCGTCAGTTGAGGATCTTGCAAATATGGAGCAGCAGCTCCCACCGTATGCTCTGTGTCTTCCAAGGTATGCAAAAATGGACAGCAACTATCCTAATGCTCCAGACCAGATAGAAAAGGGGCTGTATGGTTACATCAGTACAGCCCTTAGCGGCCAAGATGGAAGGTTTGAGAATCCTCCGGTAATCACGGTGACATTTGACCGCTTAAAGACAAGCAATGGCATACATCTGGTTTTTAACCGATTGAGTGGTGACTATGCATCCAGTATTCAGATCCGATGGAATAAGGACGGAGAGTTGGTGCATGAGCAGGATTTTGAGCCGGACGGGACAGAATATTTCTGTCGGACCAAAGTGCCGCTGTTCAATCAGATTGTAATTACATTCCTTAAAAGCAGCAGACCCTATCGTTATCTATGGCTGGCTGTTATTAAAAACCAAAGGATGACGGATGCAGGCGGCTTGAAAATCGTTTATGACGATATCGCTCTGGGAGCAACAGAGAATAATACCGCAGAGACACTGGACAAGGATTATTATGTAGATTTGCAGGATTTAAAAGAGGGAGTTGAGTTTCCGGATTATGCACTGTGCCTGCCGCGTTATGCAAAGATGGACGGAGGTTATTCCAACGCTCCGGATCAGCTGGAAGAGATGGGGTATGTAAGCGACAGTATATCTGGCCCTGAGGGTGCATTCATAGTACCGCCTGCAATCACATTTTCTTTCAGCCAGAATTATTCCAGCGTTGGGATTACGCTGAGATTTAATGATTATACAGAAGACCGGTGTAGCCGAATCAATATAAAATGGTATCGTGACGAAGAACTGTTAAAGGACCAGGATTATGAACCGGACAGTTATAATTATTTCTGTTACGGAGTAGTGGATTATTACAATAAAGTAGTTATTACGTTTTTGGAAACCAGCAAACCATATCGTAATGTGTTTTTAACTCATATTATATGGGGGCTGATCCGGGTATTTAAGGATGATGAAATAGAGGATATTAACTGCCTGATGGAACTCAATTCAATTTCAGAAGAGGTCAGTATAAATACAATGGATTATACGATCCGGAGTAAAACAGAGTATGCGTTTGAGTTCCAGAAAAAGCAGAAACAGACCCTGTATTTTGACGAGGCGATCCTGGGGATTTATTACCTTAAGGACGGAAAACAGATCGGGGAAAAACGGTACTCAGTGGAGACACAGGATGCGGTCGGGATTTTGGATAACAATCCGTTCATGGGTGGAATCTATGAAAATATGTTGGTGTCTGAGATTTTGGACAACATTATGGAAGGTGAAGGTATTGCATATTTTTTAGATGATGCCTATAAGGAGACCAGAATAAGCGGATATTTACCTGTTACCAGTAAACGCAGCGCTCTGCAGCAGCTTGCGTTTGCAGTTGGCGCTCTGGTAGATACAAGCTATGACCGCCAGCTGTATGTATATCCGGAGCAGACAGAGGTGACGGCAGAATTTACTGGACGGGATATCTTTTTGGGCCTTACTGTGGATCACAGTGAAATGGTGACGGGAATCCGGTTGTATGCACATAGCTATACGCCAAGTCAGGAGTCAGCAGAGCTGTATAAGGGAAGCTTAACAGGAGAAACTAAGCTGGAGTTTTCCGAACCGTATCATAGTCTGTCGATCACAGGCGGTACTATAGAAAAGCATGGGGCCAACTATGCGTATATCATTTCCAATGGCGGAGAGGTTGTCTTAACGGGGCTTAGATATAACCATAACACGATTACACTCTTGAAAGAGAATCCAAAGATCACCCAGAATAAAAATATTGCTGAGGTAAAAGAAGCAACTCTTGTCACCATGGAAAATGCGCAGGTAGTATTAAACAGGGTATATGATTACTACAGCAATAATGAGAGTGTCAGCTTCCGGGCGGTTATCAACGATCAGGAACTTGGGAATCGGGTTCGGGTAACAACGGGATTTAAAGGCACAATGGAAGGGATGATCCGGAAACTGGATATGAAATTTTCACGGAGAAAAATCACAGCGGAGGTGACAGTGGGATGAGTACAGTGCTGGATACACTGATTACAGACCGGACTAGTGCGGACCTTGCGGCAGATCTGGATAAGGTCTATGCAGATTATATCTGCCTTAACCGGGTGGAACAGGCCTGTGCTCTTCTGGCACAGCGGTTTGGTGTAGATATAAAAACCAAGGAATGGAAGATGGAGGACTACCGTACAGATGCGGAAATGGCCCGACTGCTCGAAAATATCAAAAAGGTAAGAGCGGCATATTTTGTAAAGTCCAGTACCCCACCAACTCCGGTAAAGATCACATACGATAACATCTATCAGGCCAATGATATTGAGCAGATACTAAAGGATCTGGGAGATATGTATGACAGTATGATATCAGGGCAGAGGCGGTTAGGCTTTCATCTGGGGCGGAAGATGCTGGGAAACAGGAGGTAAGACATGGCATTAAAAACAGATTTCAAGGATGATATTTTTGAGGGTAACAGGAAATATAAGCTATCTCAGGACGGCGAGGGAAATACTGAGATTCAGGACGTGACGGTCTATAGTCAGGAAGGCAATCTGTTCACAGCTGAGCATATCAATGCCACCAACAAGGCAGTAAACGGTCTGTCAGAGGATATGGCATCCCTAAAAAAATCTGTCAGTGATGGAAAAACATTGGTTGCCGCAGCCATCACTGCAAAAAAAGTAGCTACCGCGGCAACGGCCAGTTTTGCGGAAATGGCTGAAAATATCAAAAAGATTGTGCTGGGGAGCGGAACCGCGAGAGCAGCGGACGTATTGGCCGGAAAGACATTTACAAATAATGACGGTGTTGAATACACGGGCACGATGCCGGAACGCGGGACATGGAATGGAAGCCTGGGAACGTCCGGTTCCATAACAATTCCTGCCGGACATCACAGCGGGCAGGGAAAGGTTTCTGCTGCAACACAGACAGCACTGACATTGAATCCCGGAACCACACAGAAAACAGCGTATGTCTATCAAAAATACATGCTGGGCAACATCACAGTTCCGGCCATCAATATTCCAGCAGCCTACATAAAAAAGGGTCAGCGGATTACCTTCCCGGATGGAAGTTCGGTAGTTGGAACCTTTGAGGGCTGGGTACCGGTTGCGACGGATCTGTATTATAACGGGCAGAATGTGGCTGGGTTTGAACCGAATAATATTAATACCTCAGATTATGCGTCATTTGATAATAACCAAATTTCAATAACAGGAGTAACAATTCTTAAATTTAAATCTACGATAACATATGATGTTCGTTCTTACTCAAAATTCATTATTGAGGGAAATATAATTCCATATGCAAGCTCGTCCACGGTAACTATTACACCTAATAATGGGCAACAAAAAGTATCTGCTAGTTTCAGCGGGGCACAGAGTCAAATTGTCGTAGATATAACAGCATTAACATCATTGAATTCTACCTGGTATTTGGAGTTCGCAGAGGGTACCAGCTCTGGCAAAATCAACAAAGGAAGTTACATTCGCCGCATCCGTTTAGCGTAACCACATTATTAATATATTACGGTGCCGCCCCGTTACGCGGCAGAAAGGACAAACCATGAGTATCAAACACAAATCTATTACCCCACACGTAAACGCAGGCCCCGCAGTTGGAAAAGACAGCGAGCCGCTGAAAAACAAGGTGTTAAGCGCCGGCGAGGGGCATGAGTACACTAAACCTGCCACCCCTGGAAAGCCCCATATTGTTCAGTCCGGACATAAGGAAGGCGGTCCGGGACACAGGAATTGCAAACATGATTGATAGTAAGGGCTAGCGCCGGTTTTTGTGCCGGCGCAAATTTATTTCATCTAGGAAAAATAATTTCCTGGTATTTTTATACCCTTTTTATTGCGACATCGCAACGGAGGCAAACATGATAACAGCAGTATTTACAGATAACAGCGACTATGCCCGCGCTACTGGCCTCTGGCAGTGGAATTACGGGCAGAAATTAAGAATAGAGGGCTTACGGCTGCCGACAGCGGTAGAAATCCACTTTGCCCTGACAGAATTTGCAGGTGACGCGATTACCAGAGTAGGTACCACCAAGGACGGCGTGACAGAGGTAGTCATCCCGGATAGCTTGCTGGAACATCAGGCAGCAGGCGCGACCTATGAAATCTATGCATGGATCTATCTGGCGGATAAGACATCCGGTGAGACCATCAAACGGATTTCCATGCAGGTAAAGTGTAGACCGAAGCCAGAAGCCTTTGACGCGCCGGAAGATGCGGAACTGTTCCGAGATGCCATTGTACAGGTCAACGCATCCGCAGACCGGGCAGAAGCAGCCAGAGAGGGAGCAGAAGCAGCCCAGAAAGCAGCGGAAGCAGCAGCCGGCAAAATTGAGGGCGAGATTTCCGGAGCCGGGCAGATTGCCGAGCAGGTAAGGCAGGATGCGGAAGCAGTCGCGAAAGACAAGCAGGCAGTTTCTCAGCTGGCAACTGAGACCGCCAAGAATGCCCAGAATGCAGCCAAAAGCGCACAGGCAGCAGAACGTTCCGGTACCGCAGCAAAAGAGGCACAGACCGCCGCTGAGAGTGCTAAGGCGGGAGCAGAGTCAGCCATGAAAGAGGTGGAGCGAGACCGAGTTGAGGTTTCAGAGACCCACAAGGCTGTCGAGCAGCTGCGGGGAGCGGTGGATACTGACCGGCAGGCAGTAGCAGCGGACCGGCGGGCGGTAGAAAATACCGCTTTGCAGTTTGGACAGTTTGCTCAGAGCGCGATTAATGCCGTTGGACAGGCTCAGGAGGCAGCTGTAGGGGCAGTCACCGCAGAGGGGCAGAGACAGGCCACAGCGGTGCAGCGGGCAGGCACACAGGCGGTCAGTGGTGTTGCCGAGGCTAAGACTACAGCGATTCAGGCAGTCACTACAGAGGGCGATACACAGACCAAGAGGGTGCAGGATGCTGCTGCTGGAATTGTGGCTGACCGGGAGCAGATTGTGGCGAATAAAGCCGGAATTGAAGCCCTGCATCAGGGCAAAGCCGATGCCATTATTGAGACCGCGCAGGGTGAGACCATGACCCTGACGGACAGCTCCGACAAGTTATTTGAGGGGCTGAGGGTGTTCGGAAAGAGTACGCAGGATGGGACGCCGAGTGTGGAAAATCCAGTGCCGATTGTGAATGCCGGTGAGAACGGAAGTATTACGGTGGAGGTGACGGGGAGGAACCTGCTAAAACCGAATTCATATAACACCTATTATGAATTTCCTTTAAAAGCCAATACAGTAATAACCTTGATGACGAACGGGAAGCCGTCGCAGGGTGGAAATATCAAATTTTCTGCAACTGACGGTTCGAACGTATGGTTCTCTATTGACGCAGGACAAACCAGAGTTTGTAGGTCTATCGGAAATAAAGACGTTAAAGGCTTTTATGATGTGCTCGTTGCGAGTAGCGGTCTGGAATATATGTTTGCTGTGGGCGATATAAAAACCTACACGCCCTACGTCGAACCTCAATCCATCACCCTCGCCACTCCAAATGGTCTCCCCGGTGTGCCAGTCAGCAAAGACGGCAACTACACTGACCAAAACGGTCAGCAGTGGGTTTGTGATGAGAGGGATTATGGGCGTGGGAAGTATGTGCAGAGGGTTTTAAAAACAAAGCCGAACAAGACGATTGTTTTTAGTAATAGGGATGAAAACGGCAGATGCGCCATGTTTGATAATTCACTATTTGGAACTAAATGGATGAATGGTGCTAAACAAGCTCTTTCTTCCATAGCACAATGGAGCGAATGGGGGAATGGGGTGGATGGTACTTTTGCTTTATCAGCTAATGGGCTTTATTACAAAGATCCTACGAAAACGCTTGAAGAAATGAATGCCATGTTTGCGAAAATAGGAACGGATTTTGAAGTTTGTGGAGTTCTTGCTACCCCCATCGAGCGTGACCTCACCCCGGAAGAACTCGCCGCCTACGAAGCCCTCCACACCAACTATCCGACCACCGTTATCACAAACGATGCCGAAGCGCATATGGAAGCGACCTATGTGGCCGATACTGGAAAATACATCCAGAACATGGAAGAGCGGTTGAGTGCCAAGCTAGTGAATATCCAGTCAGCCCTAATTAGTCAGAAAATTTCGGGGGGGGGGTATAAAGGTAACTGACGGTTCGAGGGTGCCGATTGTGTGGTTTGCTATGTGGGGCAAGACGGAGCAGAGGAAGACGAGTGGTGCGCAGTTGTTTGATGTAACAAATGTAGATATGAAGACAATATTAAATGTAGATGGAACAACAAATGCGAATGGTTCTATTCATACATCTGGGTTTAT